ATGAAAGTTATGATGATATCGAAGATAATTCGTTAAGGATGCAAAAGTTATTGGGTGTTATTAAAACTCTTATAAATAAAACCAATGAAGAATGGGATATATTAAATGAGGAACTGAAACCCATATTAATACATAACAGAAATAATTTACTTTCTTACGGTGCAAAAAAAGTAGGAAATACTTATATTAAAAATCTAAATACTCTAATAAACAATGAACCTAATCAAAAAAATTATTACTTACTTTAAAAATCGTAAGAGAAACAAACTTTACAAGAAGAAATTGGAAGAACTCCGTAAGAGAGATCCGTTTATCTACAAAAATCACTAATTATCTAATACGTTATATTTATATATTGATACGGTATATTTCATATGAGCGAACTTTCAAATTATTTAGTAGAACAAATACTACTTGAGGATGGAAATCCTATTAATAAAACAGTAGTTATCTACGTGGGTAGGTTTCAGCCTTTCCATAAAGGACACTATGGTACGTACCAACATCTTGTCAAGAAGTTCGGTAAGGATAATGTATTCATAGGAACTTCTAATAAAACCGATAATCTAAAATCACCTTTTAACTTCAAAGAAAAGGTAAAGATAATGACAACCATGTTTGGAATTCCAAGTTCCAAAATACATTTAGTTAAGAATCCATACAAACCAACAGAAATACTTAAAAAGTTTGAAGAAGAAACAACTGCATTTATAACCGTAGTTGGTGAAAAGGATAAAGCACGTTTAGGTGGGAAATACTTCCAACCATATAAAGGTGAACCAACTGAAGGATATAGAGATAGAGGATATGTTTATGCTGCACCTATAAGTGGTGGTGGTGTAAGTGGTACTCAAGTACGACATGGACTAACTAATGGTTCGGAGGACCAAAAACAGAAATTCTTTAAAGATACTGCATTTACTAAATTTAATAAAACCATCTTTAAGTTAATTACTGATAAATTAAACGAAGGTATTTTTATTCCAAAAGAACGAATAGAAGAATGGTTAATAAATGAAGCATCAAAATCAGGAATAGGACAATCAGATGATGGACCAAATATATTTTTTCCAAACTATGAAGTATTTGCTCGTATCAATGCAAAAAGAGCAGCAAAAATTGGATACGAAATAGTAAACATGATAACTACTAGGGAATTGGAAGATTATTATGAACACCCAACTTATCCAAACGGACCTGTTAAAGCAGTAACTCCATTCCCAGCTGGTGTACTTGGTGCACAAACTGCAACTAACCAAGTTGATATCTATTCAAGTGATGCATATTCTAAGTGGTTCAAACACGTAACACGAAAAGCTTCCTTAGTAGGATATTCAGTAGTAGGTGGATTGGATACTAATAAAGACGAAAGAGAACAATCATTAGATTCTCAACAAGGTGATAAAAAATCTCAAGAAGAGTTTGAAAATTCATTACAAGAAATAATTAAATTACCAGTAGAAATTGGAGATACTCTTTTAATGGGTAAATTCAAAAACAAAAAGGTAGTTGTTAAAACTATTGGTGAAGATGAACATGGTTTACCAACAATTAATGGTAAGAAGGTAGTAACTTTTAGATATCATAAAAAAGCTCCAAATGTATTTGAACAAATTGTAGAATTAGCTGGTACGGAAGTTAAATGTGAAAAATGTAATCATCAATGGGAAATAGAAGCTGATGATAGTGAAAAGTATTTATGTCATTCATGTGGATGGGATTCTCAAAAACAAGAATATGATTTCGATGCATTTGATTCATGGCAAGAAAAGATGGGTTTAAATGAAGAACTCGATGAACGAGGTAAGATGAGACCTGCTGATAGATTAAGAAGAAAAGCAGCAATGGCAGGAAAGGGTAAGGAAATTGCTAGAAGAAGAGCAAGAACAATGAAACGTAGAAAACCTCTTTCTAAACTTAAGAAGATTGCTTACAAGATGGCATATAGACAAGTTTATGCCGAATTCTCAGAAGAATTATATCCTGGTATTAAGAAAGCTGATTTATCTATTGCACAAACTCAAGTAGTTCATAAGAACGTAGTAAGAAAAAAAGGAAGAATAATAAAAAGAGCTAAATTCAGATTCTTACCAGTATTACGAGCAAAGGAAGTTGAAAAATTCCAAGGAAAAAACGAAAGTTTAATAAAAGAAAACATTGAAAGTAATTTATCAAATAAATACAAAGTTGACTTAGATATTTACGAATATCCTGATAGATTAGAATTACATAGAATTGTAGTTCCAAAAGAACAACGTGGTAATGGTGTTGGTTCTAAGGTAATGAAAGATTTGATTAAATACGCAGATTCTAATAATAAAACTCTATTCACCACTCCTTCCTCGGATTTCGGTGGTTCTAAGACAAGATTAGTTCAGTTTTATAAATCATTTGGGTTTAAAAATAACAAAGGTTCAAACCGAGATTTTAGAAGTAAAGAATCTATGGTTAGATTGAGTGAAAAATTCCAAGGAAAAAACGAAAGTTTAATAAAAGAAAACATAAACGAATCTAATCTTCTAATGGAAGGTGGTGCGTATGGCCATATGTCTCATCCATTTGATACAGATATCAATTTAACATTTGGACAACTTAAAGATATAGTAAATCGTGCATTAGAGGGTACATTGGAATTTGCAAGAGAAAAAACAGATGGTCAAGCATTGGCAATTTCATGGAGAGATGGGAGATTGGTTGCCGCTCGTAATAAAGGACATTTAAAAAACAAAGGTGAAAATGCATTGGATATCAATGGAATTGCAACCAAGTTTGCTGGTAGGGGTGAATTAGAAAAAGCTTATAACTTCGCAATGAAAGACCTTTCAGACTCTATTAAATCATTATCTGAAAAACAAAGAGATAAGGTATTCAAACAAGGAGCGTGTTTTATGAACCTTGAAGTAATATATCCAACATCAGTTAATGTTATTCCTTATGGACAAGCATTATTGGTATTCCATGGAACTATGGAGTACAATGATGATGGTATTGCAATTGGTGAAAACGTAGATGCTGCAAGAGTATTAGCAGGTATGATTGCACAAATCAATAAAGATGTTCAAGATAACTATACTATAAAGGGCCCACCTGTTATGAAGTTACCTAAATCACAGAACTTAGCTAAAAAACGTTCTCAATATAATTCACAGATATCTAAACTACAAAAAGAATTCAGTTTAAAGGATACTGATGGAGTTGCAGATTATCATCAAGCATGGTGGTCTCAATGGGTTGATAAAAACTCTCCTTCTTCATTAGATAACAAAACTAAAATGGGATTAGTTAAAAGATGGGCATTCTACGATAAGGGATTTAGATTAGACAAGAGAAACATTACTGATGAGAAAACATTAGAATGGTCTAAGAAAATAGATAAACAAGACCAAGTTAAAATATCTAAAACAAACGTAATGAAGTTCGAACAGATATTCTTAGGATTAGGAGCAGAAGTATTAGAATTTACTTCATCTGCATTAACTGTAAATCCCACAGCGGCAGTTCGTGATATGAAAAAACGAATTGATAAGACAATTAAAGATGTTAAGAAATCAGGTGACCCAAAAAAGATTGAAAAACTTAAATTAGAACTTGGGAGATTACAATCAATCGGTGGTTCTAAGAAAATTGTACCAAATGAAGGTATTGTATTTTTATATAATGGAAACACCTTTAAGTTAACTGGAACATTCGCCAGTGTAAATCAAATCTTAGGTATTTTCTTCTAAAAATAACGGTTTCTTCATTTTTATATATTTATATACAACAATATAACCTAATGTGTAATAATGGGAAAAGAATTTAAGAAAAAATATATGCACCCAACTCGTAGAAAGTTGATGGATATGGTGCAAACTGGTGAGTATGATAAAAACACAACCATTGGTTATGATAAGGCAAAGACCTCACATAAAGTAGGTGATGTTTGGGAAGATACCAATCACAAATTCGAAAAGAAAGAAGGATATACCTTAAAGACCGGTAAAAACCACGAAGCATTTCAAAAGATACGAAAATACCTTGAAGAAAAGGGTAAGTGTAAGAATGTCACCTGTAAAACAATAAAAAAATCTGATAAAGATAGAAAATTTATTGAAAATGGTGGATTTTGTTTAAATTGTACATCCGAACGAGAAACTCTACTTAGAGTTGAAGGTTTATTCGCTCCATATCAAAATTATAAGGTCTGGACAAAAATGATTGTGTATGGAAAACAAAAATTAGAAGAACTTAAACAATCTCACTCAGAGGTAGTTGAAGAATATGAGTACGTTAATGAGGATGGTTCTGTTGAAAAATGGAAATTACCAAAATCAATTGATGAAGTTAAGGCAGAGATACAAGAACTTATTGATATCGGTACGAAAGAAATAGAAGAGTTGGAAACGAACAGATTATCCGCTTTTGAAGAATTAAGAGTAAAAAACTATGAGCATTATATTTAACATATTACAAAAATATTTCAAAGAGATATTAATTGTAGGATTGATAATCGTTGTATTACTAATGAGGTCTTGTGGTGGTGGAGATACTATTGCCGATAAAGATATCGTAAAAGTAGATGGTAAGAAATTTGAATTGATTAAACATACGGTAGATACGGTATTCGTAGAAAAACGTGTTGAAGTTCCTACATATATTCCTAAGTACATTACTAAAATAAAAAATGTGATTGTGGAGATTCCTGCAAATGTCGATTCATTACAGATTATCAAAAACTATTTTACAAAATATAAAGTAAAGGATACATTGCAGTTGACATATGATTTTGATCCTGATATTACTATCGATTCATTGGGCACAAAACCCAACCCAACTTTAGGATTCGGTATCATTACAGATACCATAACTCAAAACAAAATAATAAGTAGAGATGTTGTATGGAATTTTAAAATCCCTACAATATACAACACAACGGTAGTAAAAGAATTACCTAAACGAAAATTCTATTATGGAATCGGTGCAGCTTTTGACAAAACCAATTTCTTAAACCAAGCGAAAATTGGTATATTATATAAAGATAAAAAAGATAAAATGTGGGGTCTCGATGTTGGTGCATTAAATGTAAACAACACAGTAACTCCATATATTGGTGGTTCTATTTATTGGAAAATTTCATTTAAGAAGAAAAAGAAGTAACAATGGCCAAACAATCACTCAAGGATATAATAAAACTTGAATATCAGAAATGTGCATCAGATCCGGCATATTTCATGAAGAAGTATTGTATGATACAGCATCCTGTACGTGGTAAAATTCCATTCCATTTATATCAGTTCCAAGAAAGAACAGTTGAAGAATTTACAAAACACAGATATAATATTATCCTAAAATCTCGACAAACAGGTATTTCAACCTTAACTGCTGGATTTTCACTTTGGAAGATGTTATTTAACCAAGATTTTAACGTATTAGTAATTGCAACCAAGCAAGAAGTTGCAAAGAACCTTGTAACGAAGGTTAGAGTGATGAATCAATATTTACCCTCGTGGTTAAAACAAAACACAGTAGAAGATAACAAATTATCTTTAAGATATTCAAATGGTTCTCAGATTAAAGCAACTTCAGCCGCATCGGATGCAGGGCGTTCTGAAGCACTATCACTTTTGGTCTTTGACGAAGCGGGATTCATTGATAAAATTGAGGATATATGGGTTTCGGCTCAATCTACCTTATCAACGGGTGGTAATGCAATTATTCTTTCTACTCCAAATGGTGTTGGGAACTTTTTCCACAAAATATGGGTAGGTTCTGAAGAAGGAACAAATACATTTAATAATATCAGATTACATTGGTCGATTCATCCTGAAAGAGATCAAGCATGGAGAGATGAACAAGAAGTTTTATTAGGACCAAAAGGAGCGGCTCAAGAATGTGATTGTGATTTCGTATCTTCTGGTGATACTGTAATAGACCCACAACTTTTAATGTTTTATAAAGAAACTTATTGTCAAGAACCAATTGAAAAGACTGGTTTTGATGGTAATCTTTGGAAATGGGAATATCCAAATTACAATAGAGGATATATGGTTGTTGCTGATGTTGCTCGTGGTGATGGGGGTGATTTTTCCACCTGTCACGTGATTGATATTGAGGCCTCAACCCAAGTTGCTGAATATAAAGGGAAGTTAGATACAAAAGATTTCGGAAATTTCTTGGTAGCACTTGCAACTGAATATAATCAAGCATTATTGGTAATTGAAAACGCTAATATTGGTTGGGCAGTAATTCAACAAGTAATTGATAGAGGATATCAGAACTTATTCTATATGAGTAAGGATTTAAAGTATGTAGATGTGGAAAATCAATTACATAATAAATACAGAGCAGAAGAACGAGGTATGGTCCCTGGTTTTTCAACAACTTCCAAAACAAGACCACTTATTATATCTAAATTAGAACAATATATCAGAGAAAAATCGGTAACTATACGTTCCACACGAATGATAGATGAATTGTTTACATTTATATGGCATGGTAATAGGGCAGAAGCAATGAGAGGATATAATGATGATTTAACGATGGCATTATCAATCGGATTGTGGGTACGTGATACTGCATTAAGATTAAGACAAGAAGGAATTGATTTAACTAAACAAACTTTGGGTGGAATAGGACAATCAACTGCGGGATTCGAAGGTGGGTTTGGTGGTAACACTTCTATGGATGAAAATCCATGGAAAATGAGAATAGGTGAACACGAAGAAGACCTAAGTTGGTTACTAGATACTAAGAAAAAGGATTAATTGAATAAATCTATATTTATAGTATAGAAGAAAATAAGTATGATATCATTGACAAACATCAAGATAAAATATCTTGTAGAAAATGGTAATAATAAAGGTTATAAATTAAATAAATAAATACAAATGGCAGATACTTCATTTTTTGGACGTCTAACAAAACTCTTCCGTACTACGGCAATCGTAACGATTGACAAAGATGGTAAAAGAAAAGTTTTTGACGGTGATGAAAGACAACAAACAAATCTATCCTCTCTAAGAGATAGATATACGAAGATACAAAAATCGTTCTTCGAGCAAGCAGGTGGTGCCCAATCAATGGCATACCAACAAGTTCGTAGAGAAGTTTTTAGAGATTACGATGCAATGGATAATGATCCTATATTAGCTTCGGCACTTGATATATATGCAGATGAATCTACATTAAAAAACGAATTCGGTGATACTTTAATGGTTCACTCGGATAACGAAAAAGTAAAAGATGTTCTTGATAACTTATTCTATGATATCCTTAATGTTGAATTCAACTTATGGCCATGGGTAAGAAATATGTGTAAGTATGGTGATTTCTTCTTAGGTTTAGAAGTGGCAGATGGAAAGGGTATTGTAAATGTTACTCCACATTCTGTTTACAACACAGAACGATTAGAAAGAACAGACCCTACTAATCCAAATTCAGTTAAGTTTAAAATTACCGAAGACCCGAATGGTAAAGAAGAATACGAAAACTTTGAAATAGCACATTTTAGATTATTAGCAGATACAAACTGGTTACCATATGGAAAATCAATGATTGAAAATGGGAGAAGATTGTGGAAA